AAATGATTGATATTTATAAATAAAAAGATTATGAAAGTCGGAATATTAAAATCCAAAATAGAAAAGAAACTCGTTGATAGTTACAAAACAAACAAACTAAATGAAAATTTGAAGGTCTTCAAGAAACTAGTTTTAGAAAACAAAAGAATAAGTAATTTATTTTTTATTTATGATGAAATGTCGTCAAAAAAAGGATTTGGTAACAAAGAAAAAGCGAATGACTATATCAATGAATGTGTAAAAATATATGAAAATAATTATAACAAAGTATCACTTAAGGAATGGAAAAAACTAATGAGTTGGGTTGGTGAAACTAATGTAGAAAATCAATACGACCAACTAGATACTTTTTTTAATTCGGATATTCTTCAAATAGAAAATAAGGTTGAAAGTAAAAACATTATAGTTGAGAACCTAATCCAATCTGAAAACAAAAAAGCTCCTCAAGTTAATTTACCAATCAAAACAATGGTGAATGTTGTAAATACAACAATTAACAAACACATAGAAAAATTGGACGAGGAAACAAAAAAAGAGTTAAAGTCTCTTTTTGAGGGTGATGTAAAGGAACTAGAAAAAAAATACTTAACGATTAAAGAAGAAGTGGTTACCAAATTAGAGTCACTAAAAAACACATCAGACACTGATACAAATAATAGAATAGACCAATCTATCAAAAAAATTCAAACTGAAAAATTTGATAAATTAAATTTCTACAAATTGAAGACACTTAATGAAAGTATTTAATTATACTTTTCTTTGTTCTTCTCAACATACTTTGCTTTATTGACTTGATTTCTTCTGATAATCGATGGTTTAGTGAATTCCTTTCGATTTCTTAATTCTGACATCAACTTAGTCTTGATTACTTTACTTTTGAAGAGTTTTAAAGCCTTCTCAATTGGGGTGTTATTATCTACTTTGATTATAAGCATTTCATATTTTTTATGGTTTATTTATTTTTTGACTTTCAGTTTAAATTTAATTACTTTTTTGTTAAATAAACGGAAATTAAATTATTTTTAATGAAAAAGGGTAAAACCTCAAAACTACAAGGATTCAAATCAACAAAAGTAACTTACGGCACAGTAGACTCATTTGAACTCAAATCATTATATCTCAATATCCAAACTTGGGTAGAACCTAAAAGAGAATCAGAAAATTGGGCAAGAGTTGTTCTTAATCTCTCAAGAGCCATCAAACACACAATTCTTAATCACTTAGACAAAAAATTATTCAAAGACCAATATATTGTTGATTTAGACCTAAGACCAAGTGGAATACATTTAGGAAAAAAGTCTTTTTCTAATTTGGAAATCAATTTATTTTTAAATGAAACTAATGTCGACTTCAAAGATAGTAAACTCAAAGAAAGTTTAAAAGACATCGTAAAAAATATTTTAAACCAAAATTTCTACAAAAATGAATACTTTGATTTCTACCTTTCTAAAAAGAACAAATCCCCAGAAGTATAAATATCAATTCTAAGATATTTATTTTTAAAAAACACTATGGAATTGAAGTTATTGAGAGCAGGACAATCAGGTAAAGGAATTCTTATTGAAGAGGATGCTGGTTTCGTTTCACCTACCCACGAGGAAAATGCGAAGTTAATTAAAGAATCTAAAAACTTTCTTGACCACTCCAAACCATTCGAATTTTATGCTGTATTACAAAAATATAATACTCCAAATAGAAATGGAAGGGTATATCCCGAAAAGATTTTAAAAAGAGAAGCTGAAAACTATAAAAAGATGATTCAGAAAGGTACATCATTATCTGAACTAAATCACCCTGAATCATCTCTCATCGACCTTGATAGAGTATCTCATATCATTACAGAAATATGGTGGGAAGGTCCTATTCTAATGGGTAAACTAAAACTTTTAACAAGTCCTGGATTTCACGAAAGGGGAATTGTGTCAACCAAAGGGGATATGGCAGCAAATTACCTCAGACAAGGAGTTACTTTAGGTATTTCATCAAGAGGTGTTGGTTCTCTAAAAAAGGTGGGTGAACAAAATGAAGTTCAAGATGATTTCGAATTAATTTGTTTTGATTTAGTTTCTTCACCATCAACACCAGGTGCATATCTTTTCTTAAATAAAGAAGATAGGGATATGTACGCTGAAAATCTTGAAGAAGATAAAAAAATGGCACTTGAGAGAAATGTTGGAGAAAAAGGTAACGCAAGTCTTGACTTAATGAATAAATTGGCTAAACTTGGGTATTAGTAAATTTAAAATTTTTAGTATGGAAGACGGTCAAAAATATTTTGTTGCAAAGATTGCCGAGGATTTAGTCGATGACGAATCAGGTAAAGTGAAAAAAATTAAAGTGGAAAAATTAGTTATGGGTTATAATCCAACTGATGTTGAAGCCAAGGTTACAAAAATCTATGAACACTACACACAAGATTGGAGAATAACAGCAATCGTTGAAAGTAAAATAGACGAAGTAATCGAATAGTTTTTTACAAAAGAAATTATTTAAAAATTAAGGGAGTTTTTGACTCCCTTTTTTTTGTTTTATACAAAAATGAATTTTTTTCACATTATCGACATATTTATAAATAAAAAATTGAAAATGACAGAAAAAAATTCACTTGTTGAGGAAGCAATAATTTCAATGAAAAATTTGGAAGAATTAGTTGCTGAAAATGCAAAAGGAATACTTGCCTCTACTATGAGACAAGAAATCAAAGATTTAGTAAAAGAATCTCTTAACGAAGCTGATGATGAATCAGACGAAGAGATTGAGGACGAAACTGAGTTTGATTCAGACGACACCGAAGACGATTTCGAAGATGATTTCGAAGGTATGGATGATGAAGACGAAGGAGAGTTCGAAGATGAAGAAGAAACGATTGACCTTACGAATGAGCCAATGAGTACGGTTATGAAAGTCTTCAAAAAAATGGGTCCTGAAGACCAAATTGAAGTCCAAAAAGACGCCTCAGGTAATATTCATTTAACAGACAATGAAACTGATAATGAATATATGATTATGTCTGAAAGCGAAATGGAGGAATATTTTGGTGATATGGAAGAAGAAGATGAAAGCTTCGAAGATGAACCTTATTCAGAAAAAGGTCTTTCACCAGAAGAGGAAGAAGATTTGTTAGGTGATTTATTACCTGAAGAAGAACAAATGTACGAAATCGAAATGGAGGAAGATATGGATATCGATTATGACTTAGGTGTGGATGATACCACTGACGAAACTATTTATGAAATCGAAATGGACGAAGATTATATGATGGACGAAGAAATGGACGAAATGTATGATTCTATGGATGAGGAAATGTACGAAGATGACATGACTATGATGGAATCAAAAAAATCTATGAAACCAAAAGGTGTAGGAATCGGACACGGACCTAAATTCGATTATGGAAAAATTGTTGATTTTCCAACAAAGAAAATGAAAAAGGGTGATGAAGCACCATATATGGGAAAAGGACCTAGATATGAATTCGATAAAAAATCTCCAAGTTTGAGAGGTGAATTCAAAGAAGGTAAATATGGGATGAATAAAGGCGACAAATCAAAAACTCACAAAGGAGAAGAAGATTATACTGGAAAAAAAGGTATGGAGTCTAAAACTCACAAAGGTAAAGATTTTGAAAAAATGGAAACCAAAGAAGCTTCTCGTACTTACGGAATGGGTTCAAAATCAGGTCGTGGATTAAGAAAAGGAATTACTCCTAACAGAAATTTAACTTTCGAATCTGTTGACCACAAAGAATTAGAAATCCTAAGAGAAAAAAATGAAGAGTATAGAAAAGCTTTAAATGTTTTCAGAAACAAATTGAACGAAGTAGCTGTATTCAATTCAAATCTTGCTTACGCAACAAGATTATTTACTGAACACTCAACTTCAAAACAAGAAAAAATCAATATCCTACAAAGATTTGATGGTGTTGAAACTATTAAAGAATCTAAAAATCTTTACAAAACAATCAAAGACGAATTGTCTACTTCTAAAGGACAACAAGTTAATGAATCAATCGAAAGAACAATTCAAAAGACACCTGCAACAGGTTCAGCAATTAATCTTATTGAATCAAAAACTTATGAGAACCCTCAGTTCTTGAGAATGAAAGACTTAATGTCAAAACTAAAATAAAAAATAAACAAAACCTAAAAACAAATACAAAATGGGAGCATTATTAGAATCGGGTCTTGTTGGTAACATTGGTTTGAAACACCTTAAAGTTATCAAAGAAGATACTATTAACAAATGGGATAAATTAGGATTCCTTGAAGGTCTTAGAGGCCACCTAAAAGAAAATGTAGCTCAGTTATATGAAAACCAAGCTTCATTCTTAATCAACGAAGCAACTTCTGATGGATCTTCTGGATCTTTCGAAACTGTTGTTTTCCCTATCGTAAGAAGAGTATTCTCTAAATTGTTAGCGAATGACATCGTATCTGTACAAGCTATGAACTTACCTATCGGTAAATTGTTCTACTTCGTACCTAAAATCCAAGGTTATAGTGGTGGTACTTTCACAGGTGCTTATCCTACTAACTCTGGTGACCACTACGCACCTGTAGGTTCTCCTGGTAACTATCCTGGTAATCCTAATAGTGGTTATGGTGCAGCTACTGACACTGGATCATACAATCCACAATACCAAAAGAATCTTTATGATTTATTCTATGAAGGTAATGAAGCTGGTTTAGACCCTGCTGGTTTATTCGACTATTCAAAAGGTCGTTGGTCTGCTGTTACAGCTAACACAGTTGTTCAAACTTGGTCTAATGGTTCATTAACTAATTATGTACCTGAAGCGGGTAACTACAGAAAAGTAATTATGAAACTTTGTGGATGGTCTTCATTCCCAGGTTATGGTAAATTAATCGGTCCTGATGGAAACGAGGTTGATTCTGAAACTTTCTTAGCTGACCTTAAAATCTTTGCAACTTCAGCACTTTCAGCTTCAACTACACCTTGTAGTGTATTGAAAAACTCTGCAGGTACTTTCGTTCCTTTATTGTTCAGAGTTGTTACTCAACAATATGGTAAAGGTATCGTAAATCCTACTTATTCTAATTATCAAACGACTTGGCCTACAAATGGTAATGGTGGTCAGTTTGATAATGTTTGTGATGCAAATGGTTGTATTTACTTAGAAGTTGACTTATCTTGTCCTGTATGTGCTGATTGTAACGCAACATCTTTAGATGGTTACACAGGTACAACAATTTCTTCAGGTACTTCTGGTACATCATTCGTTGCTGTATGGAGAAGATACGAAGAATTAGAATTCGAAGACAAAATTGGTGAAGTTTCTTTCGACCTTGAATCAGTAACTGTTTCTGTAAGTGAAAGAAAACTTAGAGCTCAATGGTCTCCTGAATTAGCACAAGATGTTGCTGCTTTCCACAACATTGATGCTGAAGCTGAATTAACTGCACTTCTTTCTGAACAAGTTGCTGCTGAAATCGATAGAGAAATCCTTCGTGACCTTAGAAAAGGTGCTGCTTGGAACTTGAGATGGGATTACAACGGATGGAGAAGAATCTCTACTGGTGGTGCTATCGCTTACACTCAAAAAGACTGGAACCAAACATTAATCACAGCTATCAACCAACTTTCTGCTCAAATCCACAAATCAACTCTTAGAGGTGGTGCTAACTGGATTGTTGTATCTTCTGAGGTTTCTGCAATCTTTGATGACTTGGAATACTTCCACGTATCAAATGCTTCACCTGAGCAAGACCAATACAACATGGGTATTGAAAGAGTAGGTACATTAGCAGGTAGATACCAAGTATATCGTGACCCTTACTTCCCACCTAACCAAGTGTTAATCGGACATAAAGGTACATCACTTCTTGATACTGGTTACATCTACGCTCCGTATGTTCCACTTCAATTGACACCTACAATGTACAATCCGTTCAACTTTACACCAATCAAAGGTATTATGACTCGTTACGCCAAAAAAATGGTGAACAACCGCTTCTATGCCAGAATTACAGTTGATGGAGTTAGAACATTTGATTTACAAGAATTGAGATAATCAATCTTAGTTAATATTAATCGGAGGGACAAGTTTTTGTCCCTCTTTTTTTTATCATTATTTAAATAATTGACTTTATGTTTTTATTTCATATATATATTATATATGAGAAAGATAGAAATAGAAAAAAATATAGTAGATGAGATTATAAGACTATACAATGAAGAAATGTTGGGTAGCCCATCCATATCTGAAAAATTAGGAATTAATAAACATATTGTTTTACGTGTTTTAAAAGAAAATAATGTAAAAGTTGGTGTACCTGGTCAAAAATACAAAGGAGGAAAGAAGATTGCAAGTAGGAAATACCAACTTAAAAATCAGACTAGATTATCAGAATACCA